CAATAATCTCTCGATAAGAATAAAGTAGGATCAGATTCGTAGTCTCTAATATTCAATACACAAATGTCGTCGCTTTTAAAATCTGTGCAATCAAATTCAGGTTTTACTTTCAACCAATCCTTAACCTCTTCTCTATAATCCCAGAAGTAATCCTCACCCTGCATAATACCCATTATTTTAGTATTATCAGGTACGTTCAATAGATCATGATCTATTAATCTTATATCGCAACCATGAGTTCTATCATGTTCTGAGTGATGTAATTTTATTCTTGTTTCTTTCTCTGTGTAAGTTTCGTTAGTTGGTAATACTGGAGATCCTAAATCAATGTCCATGAAGTATACACCTTTATCGTTGTACCTTCTGTCTCCAAAGTTTTCCAATCCAGTATAACCGAACTCATAACCATTTCTTTTGGCTATAGCTCTAGTAGTTACATAGACTGCTAATTCATTTCCAAATCCTTGACCGTAGAGGAATTCTGTGTATATCATATTACTTTTTCTATGTATTTATATAAACCTTTTTTAATTAAGTGGTATATGTTATCAGGTGTGCAATTTAATCTTTGTGCTAAAATGGTTCTTGATTCATATATATCGCCAGTTTTTAAATCTAGTACTTGACGTGTTTTAGACATGGAAAATTTCATTTTGCTTTCTTCTGGCCATTTTCTACCTTTTGATCCTTCACCTATTTTTCTTTTCCATTCATCAGAAAATGGAGCTCTTTTCTTATTTTTTTTGCGTTCTGACATTATTTTTGATATAGATATACCGTGAAGTTGTCTAGCTTCTTCATAAGCTCTAGATGAGGGTGTATACCTAGTTTGATTTTCACTTGACATTTTGTTACACATACCCCATAATGCATGAATTATCCCTCTGTCATTTGGATATAATCTAGTCAAAATCCAGTGACATATGAAATGTTCTCTTGCGGTGAGTAAAACTAAGTTGCTTTTATTATCCTCACCTCCTAAACATTTAGGTATTATATGATGTTTTTCATAATATATGCCACCGCCTTTTAATCTGTTTTCAGATTTTGCTTTATTAATTATTTGATCATATATTTTTTGATAGTTCACAATTATAACTATTTACGTTTCCAAAAAGAGTATATGCCCTTATCTAATTCATACGAAGGCCAAACGAATCTCTCTCTATTTGGCTGCTGTTGAGCCCATAACCACATATCGTACAATCCCTCTTCTAATGTGGTCTTATGTTTAAAACCAAGAATGTCTTCTGATTTTTGGTAAGTAGGAATAGAATGCTTTACTTCGTGTCTTCCTTCTTTGTATTGATACTCAGCTCCGTATTTGATGATGTCTCTTAATACTTTATTAGCGTCATTAATACTCCACTCTTCCACTCCTCCTAAATTGATAATCTCTTTAGATGCTCTCGGTTCTACGGCTGAATTCCATAATGGTTCAACTATATCATCGATACAACTGAATGCTCTTGTTTGTGTGCCGTCTCCGAAGATTGTCATTGGTTCTGCGTTCATGTGTTGATACATCCAAATGCCCAATACATTACGATACTTGTCCCATATATTTTGCTTACGGCCGTATACATTGTGAGGTCTAATGATAGTCCAATCCAAACCATGTTGTTCGCCGGCTATTTGAATGTCCATCTCGCAAGCATACTTAGCGACACCGTATGGATCTATTGGCTTGGGTACCTGCGTTTCGTCGAATATGCCGCCGTAACCATGACCGTATACAGCTAACGTAGAAGTAAAAATCAATCTCTTTACATCGTACTTAATACAATTGTTTACTATTCTTGCTGTTGCGACTAAGTTATTATTGTAGTTGTATTGTCTAATGAATGGAGATAATCCTTCTGCTGCATAAGCCGCAAAGTGAAATACATAGTCAAATTGATTAGTAGCAAAACAATTCTCAATTGGGTCCTCTACTAGATTCATTTGCCAAAAGTTAACCTTTGGGTTTACATTCTCTAAGTATCCTCCTGATAAATCGTCAATACCCACCACTTCTATTTCTGGTTTGTTATCTACAATCCAATCTGCGAGTCTTGAACCTAATAGGCCTGCAACTCCTGTTATAAGAATTTTTTTATTCATTTTTTAATTACTACAGACCATGAACTGTCTGGGTATGTTATTAAATCATTTATTAAATTCTCTTCGCACAATATTGTGTAGATGTGTGGCAGATAGAAGTCATGACCACATAAAATACCGCCTGATTTTATCTTGTTCTTCCATGCGTTAATATCAGATCTAACACTAATAGGATCATGTTCAGCATCTACATATATTAGATCTAAAGATCGATCTGCAAAATCATTAGCGGCTTCAACACTGGATTTTCTAATCTTATTTATGTTTTTTATGTTAGATGTTCTTTCCAAAAATAACTTCTCTGCATCCACGAATAACTGATCGTGCGATGGGATTCTACCTGTTGGAGGTACAACATAATCATAACAATCCACACTATTTACTTTTTTTGCAAATAATGCAAATAACATCGTAGACACACCTTGGAAAGATCCGATTTCTACCATCTCTGTATCAGATGTTATATGTAATTTGATTAACTCGTAAAGACCTCTTACGCTATTGTGAGGTTCTAGCGCTGCGTGACCCATTCTTGGGGTGTTGAATAGCTCTTCTAATCTTTGTTCTATATTCATTTTAAACTTTTTTGTGTTATTTGATAATAAAAATTGTCTCTACCATGAAATCCGAATGGTATATTCCCATAATTTTCTATGACCATTGTTTCGTGACTAAACTGTGCAGCTACTTCTATTGGAGCAAATTTACATCCAGACAATTCGTATGTTCTTCTATTATGACAACAAATGAATCCATCTTCGTGATAGAATCCGTAATATTCTTTCCATTCTAAATCTAATTCTTTTGCTACACATAATAACTTTTTACTTCTTAGTGTAAAGCCTCCATTACCCATTCTTTGTATGTTTCCATCTTGATCTCTAAAAGAGAAATCGTCTTGAGGCATTGGCCACAATGCGCCTATGTAATCGTATTGCATCCAATCGTCTTGCCACATGTCTGGATTCACCACGTACCCATCATTTTGTACCAATAAGCAATGAGTGGTATTAATATATTCGTGTAGTCTATAAACTATAAAGTGATTGTATTGTTCGTAGTTTAGCGGTTCGCATTTAATGATCTCTACTTGATCGTCTTCTATATCTTCTGGAGTAATTAGGATTACACGGTCAAACTCTAAGTCTCTTATTGAATACTTGATAGCCTTAAGAGTTTCAATAGCTTTAGTGCCTGCTACAGCAGCAATGGTAACGTTACTTAGTTTCATATTTCCATTTATATTTTCCGGCAGTTTTTCTTTTTCCGTTGCATGCATATATTATAGAATCGTAATATATTCCTAATTCTATAGCTGCTATTTTTACGCAATTCCAAGATTTTATAAAATTACCATCTAGAGAATACTGATAAACTACTTTGGATCTAGGATTCTTATCTAATAATAAATCGCCTCTGTTTATTCTCATTAAATTAATACTTTCTTTTTTATGATTTTTACCGTACATTCCATTTTTTTCTCCTATTAGTAAATCCTTTTTAACTTCACTTTGAGATTTTCTTGCAAATTCATTCCAACCTAAATTCCACCCATTATTTAAATAGTATTCTATGTCATATACCATTAAATGTTTTCCGTCTTTATTTATTACTTTTTTTCCGCCGTTCGTATTACCCCCGCTTCCTTGTTCTTCTACTATATTTGCCCATTGTTTGCTTTGTACTACATTAAATAATTTAGAATAATGAATGCATTTCTCTTTAAAAATAGCTTTATCATCGCTTTCAAATAAAATGTCAGTTTTTATATCTTTAAAAGTAAATTTATTTTCATCTATGTGACTAGTCCAATTATCTCCAGAGCTCAAGTATTCATGAACATTATTTTGTTCGGTTTTACCTAAATATTTTAATCCTAGTGGAGAAATTTTTACATATAGTTTATATTTTTTCATATTTCTTTATTGCTCTTAGTATTTCTTCCTGTTTTTGTTTTTCTGACATAATATTTGTGGTTCTTATTTGAGAATTTCTATTAACTGCACAAATAATATCAATAACCATTGGAGCTCCATAATAATTATATAAATCCTTATAATAAGTTACGTCCATTAACCAATTAAAGCTTTCGTCAAACACGGGTAAAGCCTCTTCGTTTCTTACTGTCAATACAGACGGACAACTTATGGTGTTAATTCCAGCATATATGCGATCATGATAGTATGGAGTCATTCTATCGTACATAGTTACACAATCATCCGTATGTACACAAGCAGTAATGAACCAGTCTTTATCTTGATTCTCTGCTACGCTATCGTATATTATTTGAAGAGAATCTGTATCATATAAGAAATCGTCTTGGAATAACATCTTGATAAATTGACCTTCGCAATGTCTTATTGCGTTATTCATATTTGGCGCTATCTTGCCTCTACCATTAGAATTTCTAAAGTACTTAACATTCATCATTGAACTCCAAGAGTTGCATAAGTTCTTTATGTCGTCGTCTTCGCTGTGATCTGATACGATCACTTCAAAATCTCTGAATGTTTGTTGTGCTAGTATATTAAAAGAGTGTTCTAAGTATTCAACTCCTTTACCTTTAATTCCCCAAGTAGGAATCGCGACGCTAAAGAAATGATTTATTTTATTATCCATGATTTAGGGTATAAATCTTTCGTATTGTGATTGTAAGCTGTGCCGAACCATTTTTTTGGAGCCACCACTTTTTTGTTCGGATTGTTATTTAACCATGCGCCCCACCAACTAAAACTACTATTTGCTATTACGTTGTGATGGCACATACTCATCATACACATGTCCACTTCTCCGCTATTTCCTTCAATGTAAACGATATTTTCCTGTTCTCCAAATAATTCTTTGCAGTACGGTATATCGTCAGAGAATATTAAGAAGCAATAATTACCGTCCATGAACTCTGTCATTGCGTCGAAGTAATAGTTTGCGTCCATAACCGGGTGAAACTGTTGAAGCGCAGCGTAATCTCCCCTTCTTAAATGAATCGATACGTACTCTAGGTCCATTAAAAATGTAGGAAATCTGTTCTGTGCCTGAGTCTGTATTACAGAATCGAATTGGAAGAATCCTCTAATTAAGTCTGAGCAGTGTTCGAAATACTTTTCCGTTTGATAATAGCCGTGAAGGTCCATTTTATCGGGCATACTAAAGGTGTCTTCGCAAAAATGAAAGTAAGGCTCTGAAAAAATCCACTCCGTATTTATTTCACTTATAGGCAATAGCGTTTGTTGTATTTGTGGAAAAAATTTTGGCAAGTCGAAGTAAATGTTTCTCGTAACTCCGTCTTTAAAATCTTCCACGTTTGGTACTTCTGTGTTTTCTATGGGAAATGCAAAACCTCGTCCTGATGCATTGGCTATACCCACTGTCGATGCGAACTGAAACATTTGATTTCCGAGACGCCCGAAGTAGCCGATCTTTTTATAACTTATCATAGTGTTTGTTTTATTGCTTGCAGTACTGTCTTTGAAGGTTTCCATCCAAGATTAGTTAACTTACTGCACTCTAAATACATGTTCTTTACTTGGACTATATCGTGAAACTCTGTAGCTTTCATTGCACCTATACGACTGTGAGAATTTAACTCTTGACGTATGTAATCGATAACGTTTTTGAATAGAATAGGTTTTGCGGCCGATCCTAAGTTGTATACTTCGCCGCTAACTCCATTGTCTATAACGAATCTAAGACCCTCGGCTACGTCTTCAACGTGTACGAAATCTCTATAAAAAAGACCCTGATCGTACAGTTTAATATCGCGATCGTTTTTCATTTCTTCTATCAAATACTGCAGCGCGTTCTTCTTCTTCGATACTTTTCCGTCGCCTTTACCAATTACATTACCGAGTCTCGTTATTGTGTACTTGATCTTGAACGTTTTACAATAGGACTCTATCAATTGCTCTGCTGCCAGTTTCGTAATAGAATAGAATCCTTTTGGTTTGCAACAAGAACTTTCTCTCGCCGGTAACTCTACTTCGCCGTAAACGAACCAAGAGCTAACAAAGTGGAAAGTTACGTTTTTATCCTTGTTCGCTTCCAATACTTTCATCAAGTGAATCAAATTGGTGTTGATGTCGACGTAAGGATCTGTTAGCACGTTATAGTTGTCTACTGTACTAATTAAATACAGAATTGCAGAGTCTTGTGACACCTCTAATGTTTCTCTGGGTACCACATTACACTCGTCTTTATATCTTTTACAGAACTCAGATCCTACGAATCCGGTTCCTCCAAATACTTCAATCATTATTTAAACTTTTTTACGACTTCTTCAACGTATTCAAATACTTGTTCAGTATAGTGCGGCGCTGCACCAATGAAGAATACTTTGTCCAATACTTTATTCGCCTCTGGGTAATTCTTATAGTCGTCCAAGAATGCATATCCTGGGTGCATTAGAATATTTCCAGCAAAATAATTTCTTGTTTGAATCTTGTTCTCTTCTAAGTACGCAACTAATCTGTGTTTTAGCCCGTCTTCATCGCATATAAATGGGGTTCCAAACCAACATGGATCAGCCTTCTCTAATTTGCTTGGAGCTCTTAAATTTGGAATGTTGTCGGTAAATATTTTCTCTAATCTTGCTTTAGCGTCTCGTCTTTTTTGCTCCATGGTATCAAGCTTTTCCAATTGCTCCAATCCTATCGCTCCCTGTAAGTCCAAAGGTTTTAAGTTGTAACCCATTTCGCTAAACACGTATTTGTGATCGATAATACCATCGTAATTTTCTAACCACTTATCGAATCTGTTTCCGCACGTACCGCAAGGCAATAAGTTAGCGGATCCAATACAATAGCAATCTCTACCCCACCAACTAATACTAACAAATAGTTTCTTTAACTCATCGTCGTTAGTACAAATCATTCCGCCTTCGCCTGTTGAGATGTGATGCGCTGGATAAAATGAATTAGAGAATGCCACGTAATATTCACTTAAGAACTTTCCGTTCCACTTAGAACCCAAACTATCGCAGTTATCTCCAATCAATTTTAAGTTATACTTCTCAGCCATTGCAACCAATCTATCCATATCTGGAGGGTTACCCAATACTGGAGATATGAAGATGCCTTTTGTTTTGTCCGTTATTTTGGCTTCTACTTGATCTAAGTTAAAGTTAAGTGTATCCCATTCTATATCAACGAATACTGGTTTTAATCTGTGTTGGTATAACACTGATACAGTAGTAGCGAATCCAACTGGAGATACAATGATCTCGTCATCATCAGCCCAATTAAATCTCTTCTTTAACGCAGCAATTAATACCAAGTTAGCAGAGCTACCTGAATTTACCATGTGCGAGTGCTTAACATTGAATCTCTTACTGAATTGGTTTTCAAACTTGTAAACCTTTTCTCCTGTGGTAATCCATTTTCCATTCAACAGCGTATCTATTGCCGCCACGGTTTCTTTTTCGTTCCAATAAGCACCTGAATAGTATACAGAAGTTTTACCTGGGATAAACTCTTTTGCATTATATAGATATGGTGAGACATGATTACCACCTACTAATTTTTGAATATCTTCAATTTTTATCATATTTTTATTTTTTTCTATTAAATTTTTTAAAAAAAATTCTTCCCTTTTTAAATCCTCCTGGTATATTATTTTCTTTTTCTATTCTCAAATTCTCTATTCCATTAGTTATCCACATAGTTCCATAAGCGTAACATAATTCTTTCTTTTTGCCATACATAGGATTTCCCTCACCTTTATTATTAATTTTAAATTTTTCTATAGATTCAGGTTTATGCTTTTTGCCATACATAGGATGTTTAGTTCCTATATTATACATGGGATTTCTTTCTCCCGTATTTCCTAATTTTATTTTTTCTTTTGTTTCTTCATTATGTTTTCCTTTTGACCCCGGATATTTTGTATTTAGCATATTAAATCCACAATTATTATATAATTCCCAATATAAAATTTCGTAATTATCTAACATGCTTTGATCTATATCTTCTGGTAGTACATGCAGTATTTCAAATTTAAAATTATTCCAACCATATTTTTTTAAACAGTTATATAATTTAGTGTACCCTTTATAGTGAATTGAGCCATAACTATGTGCTAATTTACGATGTTCTATGTTCCAGCTTTGTCCTATATAAACATTATTAGAATTATCACTTATTTTGTATATACCAATTGTTATCATTTTATGTTTGGGTTGAATATATAACATTCTAATCTCTCTATCATCCAAGGCGCGTTATCGTCTTCTAACAATAAGTCGCACACTTTTTTATAGAACTCTTTAGATCTTAAGCGAACGTGTTCTTTAGTAATAGCGAAGTGTCCTCCTGGCATAAACTCGTACTCGGTTGGCTTTTCGTCTTTAAACAATAGATGCCAGTACTTATTAACGTTTATGTTTGGATTTGCGTCTTGAGGTTGTCCGTTACTTTGGCACACTAATACGTTTCCTTTGCCGTGATGCTTGGATGGGCTTAAGTTCCACATACGACCTCCTAAAGAAGAAGGTACAGTTATTGTGTTCCAATGAAAACCGTAGTATCCTCCTATTTTTAACTGGCATCTTGACTCTTGAGTTTCGTTGTTAACGACCTCTACGATGTCTTGCCAATGATCGAACGGGTAATCTTGTGCAAAATAAATAATATCAGACAGATTATCATAATTAATATGTAGGTGATTAAAGAACGTGTGTACGCACCTTCCTTTATTTAATTCTATTTTAATCTCGTCTTGTCTTTGCGCTACTTCATTTCCTTTTCTGTAGACCGTAATCTTGGTAGATTGGTCAATATCTTCCAACCAATCCAAGTACTTGTCGTAAGCCGCTACAACTATTTCTCTTGTCATTATTTTCTAACGTTTGGGTACTTTAATATAAACCATTCTATTGATTCTTTTAAACCTTTCTCCAAAGTGGTGAAATTATATTCGCCTATTATAGATAAAAGTTTGGCGTTAGATGATGGTTTTCTGTGTTGTCCGTTTGGTTTGTCTGTTAACCATTTTACTTTTCCTTTGAAGCCCATGTGCTCCACAATCAGATCAACTACTTGCTTAATAGAATACTCAGTTGGATTTGATATGATGACTGGTTCAGTCCCTGTATATTTCTGGATAAGTAGATCTACTATGTTCGCTACATCTTTTGAATATACAAACTCTCTAAGTGGAGTACCATCACCCCATACTTCAAAAGTCTTTCTATTCTTTTTGGCAAGATAGCACTTGTGAATTAGCATCGGAATAACATGACCAACTTCTAAACTATAGTTATCGTTTGGTCCGTATACATTACAAGGAATCACTGAAAAGTATTGTGTACCGTATTGTTGGTTGAATGCTCTGATCTGTACGTCGGCCATTCTCTTAGCATAAGCGTAAGCGAAGTTAGATGAGTGTGGTGGACCTAACTCTATTTTAGTTTCGTCCAATGGATACTCTACTTTATCCGGAAATACGCACGTTGATAAAAATGAAACTAACTTTGGTATCTTTAGTTCGTGACAAGCTTGAATTACATTTGTATTCATTCTAATGTTGTCCATAAAAAAATCGGCTGGTAATTGCATATTAGCTCCAACTCCACCGACTTTTGCTGCGCAGTGTATCACCGCATCTGGCTTGTACATCGATATTGCAAATTTAGCTTTATTGTAATCTCTTAGATCTCTCTTAGAAGTTAACTTAATACCATCATTGAAAGCCGATCCTATTAATCCTGTTCCTCCTGTAATTATCTTTGTCATTAGAATACTTTACTCATATGGTATTGTATAAGGCATTTTGTAATTCTTGTCTTTGAATGTCTTTAGGATGGTGAAGTGCCCAAGTTTCGTCTTTGTCTGGCAGATACGTATACACTTTACACCCGCATATTCTCTCGTGTACTTTCCCTTCCCACTTGATCTTAGAGTTTCTCTTGACTATCCTTGTTTGGTAGTCTGGCCAATTCACGTAACCATTTTTGTCGACTTGCCACCTCCACTTTGCTACGTGCTCTTTGGTCAATCCCTCTACGGTATTCACTCTTGGTACGTGTATGCACTCTATTATATCGTTTTCTATCAATATGGTTTTTAAGTGCTGCAATAATGGAATGGACAAATATTCGTCTGCGTCTATAAAGAAAATGTAATCCTTTGTACAATTCAGTATGACATTATTTTTGAAGTTCGCAAAGTCTTTGTTCAGTGGAAAAGAAACAAAAGAAAAGCTTCCGTCGGTGAATTGTGGTTTGTATTTTTCTATTACGTCCAATACTGGTTGAGTTACGCTTTCTGAATCTACTTGGACGATCACCTCGTCTTCTAGGTCAGCGTAGCTAAGCAATTGGCTTAATAACCTATCTAATTCTTTGTCTTCGTTGCAGGCAGTAACTCCGTACGAAATGGCAGCTTTGCTCATATATCGAATAAATTTATGTGGTCTGTGGCGGAAAAGAAATCTTTGCCGAAGTCTTGTGTGGACGTTGGATCAGATTTGTGAGTTTGTCCCTTGTACTTTGCTAGCGTTAATTCTTCTTCGGTCAATGGAACGCTTTTTGTGGATCTCCATTGCCAATCTTCTGCAGTGCGACCAAAAGCGTACACTGTGCCCTTTCCCTTTACGTTTATAGTAATGGGATACCACACTCTGCCCAATTCGTCTTTTTGTTTTATATCCTTGTACAACAGAGGAAATGCATCGTCAGACTCGTAAGCTTCGAAGTCGAACTCTCCCTCTCTCATTAGGTCGTGTGTTTCGAATCCGCATGCTATACAGGTGTACTTGTTGTGAAACTCGTTTATGGGCTCTATGTTGCAACACTCTTCTTGTTTACAGAGTGGGCAAGTTACTAACATTGTGTCTATCATTCTTCTTCTGTTTTTAAATTTGCAGTCGTAGTCGTGTGCCAAATCGGTTCGTTTACAGCTACTTTTATTTTGTAAGAATCTTTCGATTCCTGCTCTTTAAACTTGTCCGCTGTTTCTTTGATCTCTTTGATCAAAGCTATATAGTCAATATCTTGGATGCTCATAGTACTATTTTTAATTTTCTATTTTTTTCAATTTTGGCAATTCTATTTTTTTCAATTTTGGCAGTACGAGTCCAATTTGTCGAGGCACTTTTGCTAATTGAGTAGATAACAAAGTCTTCATCTCTTCGAAAGAAAATAAAGTCTTTGATTTGTGAGCTTGCTGTTTTGCTTTATCTTGATACTTTGCGTATTTTTCGTAGACATCTCTTAAGTAAAATTCAGCTTGTTTAATGTCCGGAGAAAACCAGCCGGATTCTGGTATTAGCATATTTTCCACTACTGCTGAAGGATGTATTTGAGTTACTTGTCCACCGATCATTGAAACGTATTCTATAAATAAGAAGTCTATGTGACCTGACCATGACGTTGTTATTAAAGGTTTTTTACTCAAAGTAAATTCAAGTAAAGGTCTACCGAATCCCTCACCTTTGGTCAAACTAACCATGGCCTTAATCTTGCCGTGATTGTAGAGGTAGTTCATGTCTACATCGTCCAACTCTCCATGGATCAAATACAAGTTTGGTAAATCTTTGGAATCAACCGTCTTTCTAATTTGATCAATTTTTTCTAATATAGATTCTCTGTCCATTATGCTAGCGCCACCGCTGGACACCTTTAACAACATTCCTGGTTTGTTTTTTTTATTTTTGAACGTCTCCAAAAAAGTTTTTATCGTCAATCCAATATTCTTTCTGTCCTCTCCAAGATCTCCTTGCAACCAGTGACCCACTACCAAATAGTTGAAGTCTTCTTTAATTTCGTCTAACTGAAGGACTAAGTCCGTCTCGGGAATTTCTTTGTCCTCTATGAAGAAATATTTGTTTAAGTCTGCGCCTTCGAAAAGTACCTCTACAGGTTTTTCTAATTTTATCTTTCTTACCACCTGGCCCTGTTGATTTTTTTCTTCGAAGTTAGATTGTTCGAATACGTTCTTTGCGTGATTGGAAGAAACTAGAGTCAAATTCATTCTGTTGACTCCGTCTAGCCAAGTGGGATGACATATAGTGGTCTCTATCCCAGCAGTTACGCCTATGTTGAATTTACCCACTGCTTGAAATTCGTTGGGCACTGTGATCTGTATCCAACAGTCAGGTTGTTTTTTTAATTGATTGGTAACATTTAGTAAAGGAGTTACCCATCCCCACTCCTCTTTATTTTCTTCGATGTATCCCCATGGGGTTGATCCCCATCTCTGTGGAAGGATCTCTATTTCCCATTCGTCTTTCTTTAATTCGTACAGCGCTTTTACAAAGTCTCTCGATCTAGCCGAGTATCCAGAGTAGCAATCTATTGGGCAACTAATTACACAATACTGTTTCATAATCTTTATTTTTTATTTAGTATACTAAAGGGTGAGGTATGCTTTTTGGTTTTAATGATTCTATTTTGATGAATTCAAATTTTGATCTTGGCTTCCACTTATCAAATGTTTCGTTGATTCCGTCTATTACGTTCTTTGCCATCCATCTGGCACTCATCATAGATTCGTCTGAAGTTACCCATTCGCGAGCTTCTTTGCCGATGTCTTCGAACTCTTTTGGATTGGTTAATTTGATGTCCCAAAGGTGCGCAATCTGATTAGCGATGTCCCTGAAATCCGCTCTATCGTCCCAAATGTACGGAGTGGGAATCGAACCTACCAAACTCATATTGCTTGGATAAACAGGAAACGCCCAATTGCCAGCCTTTTTGTAGGTACCGAAGTGATTGGATGGAATTTCTTTTGACGGAGTAAACCAATTTCCTTCTTTGTCTTCGAACCTCATTTGGTCCTGCATTCCTCCAGTTACGGTGGCTATGATAGGTTTTCCGCACATCATGCCTTCTGTTAAACTCAATCCCCAACCTTCGTTAGAAGAAACCAATGCTACTGCGTCCGATAGATTGTAAAGTAAATTCATTTGGTCTATTGGTAATCTTTCGTCGTTGATCAGTACGTTCTTGTAATCCTCTGAACAAAGAAAATCTACGACTGCGGGAAGGTCTGTACCGTTTTCGTCCAAAGGTTGCGTGTGCAATACTAACGCGCACTTGCTAGCTTTCTCTGCGCCTATCTCGTCGCAGAAATAAGACCATGCTGCAATAAGATCCGGTACACACTTGCGTCTAATGTTTCTTGCGTTGTACAGTAGAACGAAGTCGTACTCTTTCCCTTTCAATACTCTCTTTTTCGCGTCCTTTAATTTTGCGTAGTCTTCTACCATAAATTCGTTGATCGGATAGAAGTGCTTTTCGTTGATTCCGTGAGGTACATACTTTAAAATTTTGTCCTTAATTTTTTCTGCTAACACACATTCAGTAAGAGCTTTAGTTTGTTTTGATATGCATAAAAGTGTGTCGCAAGACTCATAATACGATGCATTATATAAAGGAGCAGGTGGAGAATCCCAAATCGAAAGGTAGATTATGGGGATTTTTCTTCTTATCTCGTTCTCCATTTGAAACAACCACGTCCAATAACGAGGATCTGTAAACATCATGATCGCATCGGGCTTTTCCATTTGAATCATGTTTCTCACCAGCTCTTGCGTACCGTAACCGCTTATTGGATATATGAACACTGAAGAGTCGTTTATACCCATAATATTATTTGTGTCCTCGCAAATATCCAGTCTCTTTCCTTGGTCTGGGTGATTGATCGCTCCACCCAAATTTACCCAATTAAATACGTGAGCAGTGTTTACTACTATTTCTCTGGCCATAGTGGATATTCCACTTGTCATTCTGATTTACTTTTCCCCCTTAAGTTTCCTCAAGGGGGCCATCAAATATCATCACTAAGCAGCAGGATTTTCTTCCTGTTTTCTCTGCTTATGTAATGATCTTTTTTTTGATCCTCCATAAGTTTTAATTTAGTTTTTTACAATTATTAAAATGATACCTAGACATGTTATTTGCTGCGCCCTCCAGATTACAGTGTGGGCAAATTAAGTTTTTGTATGTTGGAATTCCCAATCTCTTTTTTTCCTGTATTGTTTTTCTATTGGATTCTTTCATTTTATTTACAACCTCTGGTCTTTTCATTGGATTCTTTTCTCCTAATCTCGATTCACTAATTAATGATCGCACTTCTGGTCTTTTCGATGGATTTAGATCTCCTTTCATGTGAGGATTAGGTTTTCCTTTTTTAGCTTCTGACATTTTTGATTTTGCTTCTAGAGTATGAAATTTTCCATACATAGGATTTCCGCTACCTGTTATACTCTTTATGTGCTCTTTTCTAAAGTAATCATAAAATCTACAGCTTAAAAAAATATCTTTTTTGTTTGTAGAAGATTTTGAATAAATAAGTCTATGAACTGCGAGAATTAGTTTAGTATTATCAGGATATATTTCACAAAGCAATCTGTGGCATAAAAAATGCTCTTTAGCTGTCAATAAAACAATATTGTCGTGTTTCCATTGAGAAGTTAATCCTGATCCTCCCATGCACTTTGGCAATATGTGATGAGATTCATAATATTCTAATTTAGATATTCGGTTGTTGATCCTAATATCCAGCTCAATCTTTGCTCTTTCGCAAATTTGATTGTATATTTTTTGATAGTTCATTACTGATGATTTTTTCAACTATGGATTTTATCACATATCCATTATCTTTGCAGTACGATTTCAATTTGTCGTAAAGTTCAGAGTTAATTAATATGGACTTTTTATCTTTTTGCATCAGTAATAAATATATTAAAATATATTAAAAAATATAACGTTTTTTGTTTTTTTATTTTATCAATCCTAGATTTTCTGAACCCGTATAGTACACGTTTATTTGGTTGTATATTCTCTTCCTAAAGTCTTCGTCTGTCATGTACAAGTAAAGAGTCCTTTCTACTACTTCTTGTAGATTCATTTTTGATTTTACGCACGTCACTTTGAAGTCTTCGTACAACGTCTCAGGTATTTTTAAAGACGTCGTGGATTTTTTTGTTTTGTCTGTCATATTATAGTTTTCTATAAATATCTACATAAATGCATAAATATATTTGAATATACAAAATATTTTAAGATCTAGAGCACAGATCTGGCCTATCTGTGTATTCACAAAATCTACAGCCCTCTAAGTTTTTTGGATACTCTTTATCGATGTATTTTGCGTCTGTAGTAAAGCAATCCCTAACGAAAGATTCGAATTCTTCTACGGACTTTTTTAGTTTAGACTTTCCTTGCGCGGGTTTTATCTCTTGCACCCAACGAGCTGGAAAGTCTTCGCTGATAAACGGTCTTCTTTTTAGTATCATGAACATAACGTCTACTTCTTCTGGGGTTATCTTTAACGCTCTAGAATAGAAGTGCTTGTAGAGTAATAACTGACTGAGTTTTGTATCGTCCTTTTTGTCCGCTTCTTTCCATCCGCTGGTGCTAGTTTTAAAATCTATGATGATGTACTTCTTCAGGTCTTTATCGTAAAAGATTATGTCTATGTAACCCTGCATGATTACATTGGGTATATCGTCTACTATGTATTGCTCCATGGGAACTTCTATGCCCACGAGTTTTACCCCTTTGGTGGAGAAGTACTTCTTCCTGTTTTTCTTTAACCACGACATGATGTTTATACCGTCCTGAATAAATTCGTTGAATTCTTCTTTCTTTATGAAGTGCACTTTTTTGTTCTTCTCCAATTCTTCTGTATAATTGGCAATCATTCTCTCCTTTAGATAAGCTTCGTAATCGAATTCTTCAGACTTCTTAACAGACTCTTCGTACATCAATCTCAAATACTCTTGGATAGTTTCATGAAAACTTGTTCCAAAAGTGAGGAATATTCCTGGTTTAAACACCCTTTGCTTCTTTACGTAGCTCAGGTACCACCTAAAATTGCACTGTTTGTACATAGAATACTGTGAGTACGAAACAGATTTTTGGTATGCGTAATTTATGGTGGATTCCCTTTTTGGCATAATTTATTTTTTACCGTCTACTAATGTCTTTACCTTTTCTATGTAATTTACAGCGTCCATCAATTCTTCTTGTAGATGAGTCAACCACTCAGATAGTCCCAAATCCTGTCTATCCAAATCGGTTTTGTATTTCTCCTTACCGACTCTAGCTCTGTCTATAAACTTGTCCACTATAGAATCTACGACAGAATCAGTTTTTAATACTGTTCTAGAATTGTGAGTATCGTATATAACGCTGTCTCCGCTAAAGTCTTTACTCCCCATCTTTTACCTCTTTTTTAAGTTGATTGGATAATTCCTGTGGTAATAACTCTTGATTGATAGATCCACACTGCGTGCACATAAAAACAGAAATGGGAGTCATACCGTCTTGAGCCTCTCCAGTTATGAACTTACTAACTTTTCTTAGCATGAGCGCTTCTGTGAAAGTTTGATTTTGACACGCTTGACAGAGGACAGGAGTCGTCTTATCGATAGAGATTTTTAGTTGTCTTTGTTGCTGTTGCATTACTTATTGATTTTTAAATTTTTCAGGATACGTGTCTTTCATGTATTTTTCCCAACGATGAATCTTGTTACCGTTGTACGTAAAGTATCCGATATAGTAATCGAATAAAAAACAAAGATTTCTGTAAATAGCTTTTGTTTTATTCAAGTAGGACAAAAAAATAAGGTACATTGTATTAAGTAGTTTTGATTATTCTACTAATATACAACATACCTTTTAAAGTAGGAAATATAAAATATAAGTGCTGACAGGGAAGGACTTGAACCTTCAAGCTGAGATTCAAAAAGTAACATTAGTGCTTGCAAGCTGGTGGTCAACCCCGTATTACTTTTCTATTTCTACATCAGCGCCCCTTAGACAATGGGGGATGTTTGCCGCGAATTGAAAATACTATTCTCTTTTCTATTTCACCACCTGTCAATTTATAAATTTCAACCCTCTCTTTTTTCCAATTGAGATTCAGCAAAGATGTGAAGCATTCCATTATCTTCCAACTCTGCTACAATTCTTTTTTCGTCTGAAGTGGTTTTAAACACAGCGACTACTATACCGGGATATTTGTATCCCTTTGGCTTATAAACTTTGTCTCCAATCTCGAATTTAAAATCACTCATATTTTTAACTTTTGTTACAAGTTTCGTTGTGATATTGTTCTAATAAGTCAATTGTTCTTTCTGCTCCATCATACTTTGATTTAGCGTGTAACATTTCGTTAAGGTAGTTTCTATTCTTGTCTGGATATGATGCTACAAATTCTGCAAATTTAATCATCTGCGCCTTTTCTATTTCTTTGGCTTGTTCTAAAATACCCCTTAATCCTTCTTGTTGAATTACTGGTAGTTGTTCTAGCAAAAATTCTATTGCTGTTTGCATAATATTTGTTTTTTGTAGTCAGGACAGGATTCGAACCTGTTAGATAGCCCATCTAAACTATCTCGTCAATTTATTCGGAAGTTTTGTTCTTCTTGATAATGTAATTACTAGCGTCTACCATTCCGCCACCT